CACTTCCTACCATCGAAAAGATACTACAACGTATTGCAATTGCAGAAAAGTCACAGCAAAACGAGGTAAGAATAACACTACAAGAAGCACGGTCACTTACATTAGAACTATCGCTGTTTACATCTAAACTAGGCACTGTTGTAGCGTCTATAGATGAACAATTAAAGCAAATCAAGCAGAACAGTGAACAAGTTGAAGTGAAATTTGAAGGCGGTCAGTTCTAAAAAAGGATAAATATATACGTAGTTAATTAAAAGGATTACGTATAATGAGTAGACCAAAACCAACAGTGCTTCTCGAACATGTCAATCGAGAATCATATAAGACAGAACAAGTATTAGAGAGCGAAGCAATTTGGGCGGTCTTCTATAAGGGAAAGCCGTTTAATTTAAAAAGCGGAAGTATGGTATCAAGTTATCCCGGACCGAAGTATAAAAAAGTATCGTTTTCTAATCCTGGACACGCTAGAAACTTAGCGAAGAAACTAAATGCACTTTTTAATACTGAAGAGTTTGCGGTATACACGCTTACTTCTGGAGCAAAAGAAGAGTAATGACACATGGATCAAAAGGACAATTATACAAAGGTATTTCTGAAAGCCGCTAATCAGCCTTTTGACACCCCCGACATAAAAGATAAGAGAACATTATGGTGGTATAACATTCGTGATGTTGGCGGGCTACGTCTTACGGACGAAGCTAAAATGTATATTGAACAAATAGCAAAAATTAGAACCTACAAAGTAGACTTTCCAAAAGAATTTAAAATAACACCTAGAGTGCTTTTATGGCTTGACAATTTTATCGAATCACCGTATTATATAACTAAGAAAACAATAACTGTACTTAAAGAAAGGTCTGCTTTTGAATTGTACTTGTTTAGTGGAGATATCAGTAAAATGGGCTATAATAAAGCATTGTCCAAAAGACTTTCTGAAGAAACCGCGGACCAAGATTAACATTCATAAACATAGCATATAATAAATATTAGTGATGATAGAACTTAATCCATTAGACGTACTACGTTCGAGAGAACTTAAAACTATGCCTCCACACTTTGCAAGGTTGCAAGTGTCAAGCAATGATCGCTTTGATCGTAGACTCTACGAATGGGTTAAAACTAATACTAGTGGTAGGTATTGTATTAATACATATCCTGCTGCTAAAGAAAATACGTTTAAGTCTGCTACATTTGTAGGCTTTGAAGAAGAAAAAGAACTAACATATTTTATGTTAGCTTGTCCATACTTAAGGAGAAACTAGAATGGCTGAAGAAAATAAGACGCCGGAAACGGTTACAGAAGCAGCGCCACAAAGTGGTCCTGTTCCTACACCAGGTGTAGATCAAAATGCACCTGCACCAGAAGCTGGGGAACCAGCAGCACCAGATCTTAACATTAGTGATCTTAATGCAGTAAAAAGCATTATTGAAGTTGCTACACAAAGAGGTGCATTTAAAGCAACTGAATTAGAAGCAGTTGGTAAAGCATTTAACAAACTAACAGCATTTTTAGATCATGTTGTTAAACAACAACAGGCTGCTGCACCAGGGGCACCTGAAGGAGGACAGCAATAATGGCTAAGGAAATTAAACACGTTGGTAAAATGACCAACACTGGCGATGCTGTAGCTGTAGTATTTAGAACTATTCCAGGTGAATCAAACCAGGCACTAGTACTACAAACTGCAACGTTACCTGATATCTATCACGATAGTTTGATGAAACTAATCGAAACAGATCAAGCTCAAGAAGCATATGAACTTGGTGAGTTCATGTTTAGAAATTCTTTCCCAGACGGAAGACCAATGTTACAATCAATGCAGGCTGATAATAGACTTATTAAAGTTGACACATCAAATGTAACAATGACACCTTCATCACAGTCAGCGATACAGTTAAGCGAACTTAACGCTTTAATTGCTGAACAGAAAGGTGTTAGCATTGATGAGTTACACAAGTTTGTAAGTGGTGCACCAGATGAAGCTGCTACAAACCCAAGTACACCAGCACCGGCACAGCCTGTGACTGAAGCAGTTGCACCAACAGAAGGTGTGTTAAGTGACGACGATCTTGCTAAGTCCTATCGCTCACAAGCAGATAGATTAAGTAAAGAAGCAGCACAACTAAGACGCCAAGCTGAAGAACTTGTTCCTACGAAGAAGACTTCTAAAGCAAAAGTGTCCGAGAGTGCCTAGTAAGCATTACTTTAAACCACCAAAGCATCTGGTTAAAGAATGGCCAGAGGTTTTTGACGACCTCTACATGAACACTATGCCTGTTGCATATTTAGATGCAATGATTTTAGAATTTAGTGATGGTAGAGTTTGGGAGATTGATGTTAAAGAACATCTCGAAGCAGATGATCCTGATAGTGTAGCAAAAAAAATGTTACAAACTATGAATGAATATAAAGATACTATTAAGAAAGTAGACTTTAAAATTAATGTTGATCTTCTAAAGAAAGAAATAAAAGATCGAACAGATCAGATATTGTAGTTTCTCACACTTAGGGAGTTAGTAGAAATACTAACTCTCTTTTTTTATCTTGTATTTCCGTAATGAATAACTTCGTGCTTATCCGATGTGTAAGAACGCCACGGGTCAACTACAACTGAATCATCTGATAGTTCTACATAAAGCTCTGGATGAGCTAAAAGGACACACGCTCTGAAAGGTCCTGGATCAGCACCAAATACTAATGGATCAACTTGCATAGGAGTGTAACCATACTCCGTACAATACTGTGCAACTAGTAAAGCATAACTTCCATCAATGTAAGGTACGCCTGGTTTATAAGCAATGCCATTAATAAGAATAGGAAGTTCTTTTTCTTTTGCAATATCACAAAGTTTTACAGCAACGTTTCGTGCTTGAACTTCTCTAGCATTCATAACTGCATCAAATATATCATAACCAAGATCTAGTTTCTTTGCCATGTACCTAAGTGCAATATTATCTCTTGGGTGACAACTTCCGCCATCTCCCATTCCTGCTTTCATATAACTTGGTCCCATAATACGCTGTGTGCTTTCTGCAAGTGCTGTAGTAACTACATCAACGTTTATGTTACCTTGCTTTTCAGCAACGTCTTGTATCATGTTTACAAGTCCAATTTTAGTACTAATAAATGTATTATAAAATACTTTGATACATTCGCATTCGTCCCAAGTACCAATTACATATCTTGGATTATTTTCCATACATGTATCGTAAAAATCTCTAAGCTCTTTGGCATCGCCTGTTTCGCTGCCATCTTCTGTACCAATCATTACCATTTCAGGATTAACCATATCCCAAGCAACTGTACCCATGGCAATTAAATAAGGATTGTAAACAAAACGTGTGTTAGTTATTAATGGTACAAACTCACGTCTTACTGTACCAGGTAAAACTGTACTAATAAGCACAAGCATTTGCTTTTTGTTCATATACTTGTTTGCTTCTTTTAAACAGTCAATAACAATATCGTATTGGAAGTCTTTAGGTTCTAAGTGTGCTGTTGGTGCTTTACCATCATAGTTTGGATCATGTGGAGTAGGTACTGCAACAAATACGATATCTGCTACTTCTGCTACCTCTTTGATTGTTTCTTCTACAATGACATAGTCGCTATTCAATGATTTATCTACATCATATCCTAATACAGCATGTCCTTTTTTAGCAATTTCTTCTGCGCAGGGCATACCCAATTTGCCAAGTCCAATAAATCCAATTTTCATCAATCTGTCCTTTTCGAATAGTTATTACTATTTACAATTCAACCTTAAAACGCTGTTTAAGCCTGGCTTTTTGCACTGATACACAAGTAATGCTTATACATGTTAACCACGCTGTATGACGCTTAAAATGCGTTTTAGACACCTAATTCATAGGCTTTATTAAGTGGTTTCTACCTTGTAAAACCCTATAATTATATTGTGCAATTTCACGCACTTTGGAATGCCATTCTCTAAATTCTGCACCTTTTAAATTGCACAATCTTTCAATTTCATCTACAATTGCTATTGCTCGATCTCCGTGATCTTCAATCTTATCGTATCCTTCATTTATATGAGGATGATAAGATCTGTATCCTAACTTTTTAAGATATTGCAATGTATTTGGAGAACCTATCAACACATACGGATGCCCCATACCAATACATTTAAATATCTTTTCACTTAGGAACGGAACGTCCTCGTAGAATGTTGTTTCACTAATTACACTAAAATATGTTTCTTGATAGTACTTATGTATTGATAGTTGGTGTTCTGCTCTATTAGTAACAAGATCCTTTTCATCAAGATACATTGGCGTTAACTGTTGTACGTCAGAAGAACGTTTTAAAACACGAGAAATCTCTTTATGGGTTTCGTGGTTTGTTTCCAATCGGTTCCATACATGTTTCCAATCTAAATTATCGTCTGACGGTCCTAGGCTAACATATCCATCATCTAGTAATCCTCTATCATGAAGTAGTGTGACCATTAACGGTCTGTGCAAACGCCAGCGTCTATTTAGATTAAGATATTTTTTAGAGTACTTGCGTTTCTTTTCCATGGTAGGTAAACTTCTACGCTGTAGTATTGTATCTTTGCCAGTATTTTCAAATAAAGTAAACCACATAATTTTAATAGGCTCTACATTATTTTTCTTACAATAACTTAATGCGTATTCGTACATAGTAGGTACACCAGATAAAAACACAACTTGACTTGTTGGTATGTCATATTTTTGTATAATATTATTATAAATGGCATCTAAACTGTCATAAAAGAACTCTAACGAGTTGTCTAGTACTAATGAAATCTGTTTAAGTTGTAATTTAAGAATCGTTTCTTGATCTAAAATCGTATCTAAAGGAAAATATTTAAAACTTCTTGCATCAGAAAACATTATGAAATAGTAATCTTGTTTTAGTTTGATACGTCCTAGTTCAGCAGGATTGGTATCTATAGTAACTTTCTGAGGATTATTATCATCGTAGGTTATAAGATATGGTAAATTATCGTTGTTTAAACAGGCCATTATAAACATCCCGGTGTGTTAGCTTGTTCGTTCCACCATTTTTCTAAGTCATGAAAATTTCTTGCTTTTAATACTTTTTGATTTGTGTGTTCAACAAATTGTTTCATCTTTTCTGTTATATCATGATTTGGTAAGCATTTAGAAATGTATTCTAAATGGTGAGCAGGAGTAGGGTGATAATCAGCAGTTTGACCGTTGCCGCTGATTCCACGTATTGGTGTTTGTGGCCATACACCGTCAAACACTGTACTAAGTATATCTGGTTTTATTGCTGCTAATGTTGGAGCATACAACTGTTTTATATCATCATAATTAGTATCTTTCATTTCATCACTTAGGTTATTTGAGATCATATCGTCAATCTCAAAAGATGCCATGTTCCACATTTGAAAATCAGCAAGGCCGTTCTTCATGTACTGCCTTGTTAATTCTATAAGTCCTAGATCTCTCATTAGATAAAATCTATAATCAAACCAATTGTATACAAACTTAGCAGAGATATTATTTTGTGTTGTAATATTTCCTGATGTTATCCAACTTTTGTGCCTATATCTATCTTCACGTGTAACTGAACTCCACATAATAATAACTAAATCATCTTTGTTAAAATTATATCTTAAATTTGCTTCTACTAATTGATTAGAAATATAAAGATTACCTGCTCCGGCTTTTCCGTAGTTTATAGTTTCCGGTATCTCTTGTTTGATAATGTCAGCCCAGGTTGGCCATTTGTATCTAGTAAAACTACAACCAAATGTAAAACATCTTTTATATTTGTTAAACTGTTTCAAAGTATTTCTCCGCCGATTTTATACAATTAGTTATTGCATCTTTATAAAAGTCTTGTGTTCTTGCATGTTCAAAGTTATGTTGTACAGCAGGATATGCATGTAGTAAACGTCTTTGCTTAGTTTTAAAATCAAGACTGATCCACTCTTTTAAATTTTGTTGTACAGTGTTAAAACGTTCTAATGGATCTACAATTAAGTCGTAGGGCTTACTAAATAATTTAAAGTCTGTTTTAAATCCTAATGAACGTAACCCAGCAAGTGTTCCTCTTGATGCAATTGTAATAAAAGGATGTCCAAGCATAATAGGTTTAAACAGTTTTTCTGTTAAAAATACGCTGTCGTCAAAGAATATAGTTTCAGTTACAACTGTTAGTAACGTGTTTGCATATAGTTCTGCATTAAAACTATTAGCAGCGTTTGTAACGCTCCAGTCTCCATCAAAAAATCTTGGCGTAAACTCTTTGTGTCTTGCGTAATTCTCTTTACCAATCAAGTATTCTGCATTTAGGTCTTCGCCTTCTTTAACTTCGTTACATGTAACAGTACCTTTGTCTAATAGTCCACTAATGCCTAAGTCTGTTACGTGTGCAGCTCTATGCGGTCTATGCACCCTATTTAAACTATTAAATGCTTTACTATCTTCGTTGTACATTGCGGCTTTAATTAACGGCTTGTAAGGCATAGATTGATTCATAAATATTTTTAAGAAGTGATTTGAATATGCAACTTCAAACATACGTGCATTGCCTGTTTTTTCTAACCAATCTTCGTAATGCTGTTCTACCAATTGGCTTCCTTGCATAATATAAACAGACATTGGTGGTAGTCCTCTTTCAATTGCAGCATCATGTATACGCTGCCAACCGTCACCTAACGACCTGTGTATGAAAGGGCCGCCTTCTTTGTCAGCACCAATTACAAGTCTTAATCTTTTTTTCTTTACTAGTTTTACAATATTCTTTGGTAATGCAGTTATAATATCTGTTGGTCCGTTATGTACAGAGCTAAGTCCTGTCCACCAACAAGGATCACCATTAACATCAATATAATATATGCCAGGCGAAGTTTGACAGTTTACTAATTCTTGCACAGGCTTTTTCATACTGCGTAAAGTTTGTTTAACAACAGTTCCTTTAGATGTTAGATACCAATCAGTTTGATCTGTGGTAGAAAGATGAGCTAAATTTTCTGTTGATTCGTCTGTAGTATCAAAGTAAAAGTTCATTAAGTTAACCTTTTCAATTCAGGAAATGTTTCTGCAAAATTTTCGTTCCTAATTATATCATAATGTTGTGTACGGTTTTTAAATTGTTGTCTTGTTTTATCATTAAACTTAGAACTGTTTATATAACTTACAACACCTTTCAACATGTTATCGATATGCTTATTATAATTCTTACTTTGTATCTTTTCAATAATTTCTGTTTTAAATGAATCATCTAATACCGATGCTGTATAATACTCTGGATATTGTATGTTATACATCTGAGGGAAATAATCTTCAATATCAAAGAAGCCTTCTTTTAACACATAATCAAAAAAGTCTGTTAATGTATATAAGTTAAAAATGCTAACAACTGTATTGCTTTGCATTTTAATGTGCGGACATTCTTGTTTTATCTTTTGTATATTGTTTTTAACTAAATTCCAATCTGTACCTGATCTAATGTATTCTGCTCTACTACCATAATGATCTAGACTTGCGCCTATATGTATAGTATCGAAGTGTTTCCATAGCTCTAAGACGCTCTTAGACTTGTATTTTAACACGCTACAGTTACTATTATACTCTAACTTCACGTTTGTTTTACCTATTGAAATAAGGTGTTCTAGTATGTCGTAATGTTTGTCTGTAAGTAAAGGCTCGCCGCCTGCAAAGTAGAATGTTTCAATATCTTTAAAGTGCGGAAGGAACTGGTTATACAACTTATCGTTGTCATTACCATCTGCTAAAATAAAAATAGGTTTCTTTTCACCCTGTGCATTATCTTCTTGCGCCCATGTGCTAGAGTATGTGCTACTACAACTACGACATTTAAAGTTACAAATATTACTCCAACGTACATCAAAGTGTTTTAGATGCATTACTGGTAGCGTTCCGTCATCTTCTGTGTGTGCTATTAACCCTGTAGTATCACCAAAGTATGGATTACGGTTAGCATGTGTTCTTGAGCTTTCTGCACCGCCATCTTCTATATTATAACATGCTTGGCATTCTACGCAACGCTTACCTTCAAGCATATTCTTACGTATTTGCTTGTAAGGTTTGTCATTCCAAATTTCTTTAATTGTATGCTGTCTTACATTACCTAAGGGTTTGTCCCATTCACCAACACAACAAGGTAATACCGATCCGTCTGGATTCACATACATGTGTAGCCAAGGCAATATACAAAATGTTTTAGATGACTTGACAGTCATAGTAGAAGTCCTCTAAATCAGGAAATGTATTAGTAAAGTTAACATTTCTGCGTTTATCATATTCAGTAAACCATTGATAAAAATCTCTACGACCTTCTGTCAATCTGTTAACATCGTACTGTGTTCTTTCCATATAGTCTACTACACGTCTAAACTTTTCGTATTCTAACTCGCTAAATTTATGCTTATCCTGATCGTCCATGTTATCAATAATAAATTGCAAGTGCTTTTTCATATATGGCATAAATTTATCTTTAGGTAAAATATTCATATCATACTGTAAAGGTTCTTTTAGGTACGGAGTATCAAATCTAATTCTCTGCCATTTAGTTTGATTATCGCTATTATATTTTATGCGCCAGTCTAAGAACTTCTGCAATAGTGTACTAAAGTTAGTTACAGTTAAAATATTAAACGTGACCATAAATGTTAAAGGCATATTAGTTTTAGTCATGTATATGTCTAAGTTCTTTTGCCAAAGCTCTAAATCTAATCCTGTTCTAATATACTCTGCTTGTGGTCCCCATGTATCAATACTAGTAAAAATTTTAAAGTCTTTGATACAACCCTTTTCAACTAAATTGTTTACTTTGTCAGTGAATCGTTCAATAAGGATAGGCTTTACACCTAAGTTAGTATTGATGTTTAGTTCTAAGTTAGGGCAAGGATTCTTTTCAAGTTCGTCGAACACTCTCCATGTGCTTTGCTGTAGTAACGGCTCGCCTCCAGTAATACGTAAAATTGTAAGTGTTTTACGCAACTCAGGCCACCACTTCCACCATGCTTTAACATATGGATTTGTTTCTTCATCTTTGTGTATTTTAAACCAGTCAATATCATTCCTATGGTTCTTAACCATAGTGTACGGACCTTCCTTTTCAATTTCTTTATAATAACTGCTAGAATGTTTAGGGTGACAATATCCGCACTTAAAGTTACATTCATTACCAAATGACACTTCAACATATTGCGGATTTACATTTGCCATTGGCTCTTGTTTAATTGCGTTAAATCTTTCTGGAGTGTATATACTTGCATTACGTTCTTTACGATCACTAATGTAATCTTTACCCATACATTCGACATTCCAACAATAGTCGCAACCGCTAGGCTTCTTGCCGTCTATCATCATTTGACGTTCTGCTTTTTTCTGTTGTGTGTTATGCAATGCACTTGGGTCTGCTTCAATTTCATGCAATGGTATTTTATGCGGAGCAGGGTGATAACAACTGTGTGTTTCTCCTGTACCTAAGTATAGTGTTGTATGATGCCATTTGGCCAAACAGAATGTAGGACTTAGTTCGTCCATGATAGGTATGAATTTTTCTATTCTTTCCTTATCGTGCATTAAATTGTTCCTTTAACCAATCAAAGTCATTTATTTTACGTAGGTTATCTGGCTTGTTACTGTTTGCAACTCCGTAAGCTCTACCTGCTTTTGCTCCGTTAAGTGCATACTCTGCAAAAGTTCCTTTTGCTTCTTTACACCAAATATCTAAACGTTTATCAGTTTCCATGTTATCTTGTCTATTAATAGCTCTACTTGCTAGTTTAACACATTCTCTAAATGCACTTTTCCATGTACTATATTCATCTGTATCAAACACACTAATGTTACTTACTTCGTTCATAGCTTTAAACTTTGGAGATAGGCTAGTAGTCATATCAGTAGTAAAATCTGTAATACCTATAACTGCTTTTCTTGGTAGTAATTTTACACCACCATATCCATATTCTAAATCATTTACTGCATTTTTACTTCGCCACACATGCACCATATCTTGATCCCAAAATGGAACACGGTAATTAAATTTGAAGTGTTTAATTAATTTTGCATCGCCGTCAACTACCCAAAACATATTTGTATCACACAATTCTGCTGCTGCAATATGAGCTTGATGTATTCCTTTAACATCACGTATCCAGCGTAATTTTACAGTAGGGTCTTGTGTTCTTATAATGTCTTGTAGTTCATTAAAGTGTTTGTCTGCATTTTTTTCTTTATAACTTATAAACGCAATATCATATGACGTTGGTACACTACTGTTTATTTTTATATCTTTTTTATTAGTAAAGAATCTTGATTTAAACTCACGCTCTGTTACAGGACGCTCTTTTGAAAACAATGTAACTCCGTCATACCAGTAGCTGTTTTGAAAACAGTGAGTAAGTTTTCTATGATAACTATCATACTTAGGAATATAATAATCAAATTTAAAATTATCACTAATATTTAAATCAGAATATACACCCCAAAACATATCTCCTGTTGCTTTCTCTAGAGCTTGTTTGTAATCGTCGAACGTTTCTAAATTAAATACTTCCCACTTCTTAGGATTACTAGCTACTATATCAATTTCTTTTTTATTTGTAAAGAATCTGTAATCGAATTCTCTTTTAGCAATTTTATTATTTTTGTGGCAAATAAAAATACCATCATAAGTTTTATTATTTTTAAAAACATGAACAACATCTTTGTCCCAAGCAGGAACTTGATATTGTGGAATATCAGTTGGAACTACATCATTAGGTATACATAGTAAGAAGTCTGAATGTGCAATTTCTTGTGCTGTAACAAGTCCGTTATAACTATCTAGTTTAACAATGTCGTAGGGCTTAGGTTGACTTGCTACTATATCAATTTCTTTTTTATTTGTAAAGAATCTATACTTCCATTCTTTGTTTGTTACGTTTAAGTTTTTAGGAAATAAGCATACACCATCATAGTGTTCGCCATTCTTAAATACATGAATATATTGGTTGTCCCATTCAGTAAGTCTATATGTAAAATCAAAGTCTTGAGTTAAGTGTAAGCAATCCCATACTACCCAAAAGTTTTTTGTAAGAGTCTTTTTATTAAGTATTTCATAGCTTTCACAGTTTTCTATTTTCTGTGCGTGTGGGAAACGTGCCTTGAAAATATTCCAAGAACTTACGTTAACCTTAGAATCACTAATAAAAAAGATATCATACATATTTTTTACTATAGTAGGTTTGACCTAGGTTCAATGCTTCGTCATATAGATCCATTGTATATCTACTTGCATCGGGTTCTAGCCAAACCCAATCAAGACCTAAGTTTAATTTAATTTCGTCTCCTAGACGTTTTATTTCAGCAATACATGCTTCGCTATCTTTTGAAAGATGTTCTGCTTTCTCTTTCCATATTTCGCCTAGCATTTCAAAATCTCTAACTTGTATATGATCCCAATCTGTGCAGTTGGTCATGTGTGTTCCTTGCCTTGCCCCTAGTATCGACATTATACCATTCTCTGCATGTGATCCAACTGTTGACCACATTCTAAGTCTATGAATATTATGCCACCAAATTCTTTCTTTAATTTCCATAGGTGGTAATTTTAGACCATCAAATAATGTCATTTTAACACCTTCTCGAAACCCTGCTCTCCATGCGTGGTATGGATTGCCATTTACTTTTGTATCGCTATATGTTACTGGAAAGTTTCTATAACCTGTTTCCCAACAAAAGTCAACTTGCGCTCTTTCGCTATCTGCATTTTCATGCGTTTTCATATTAAGTAAATGATCCTTAGACCATAACTTTAATCCGCCGTTTCCATAACGTAATCCGTTAACAGTATTCTTACCACACCAACTATATACTTTAATTTCTTCTT